GCGGTCGTGGGCATCGCGGGCGTCGGCGTGGGCCTTGGCCAGTGTGGCCTCTGCGTTGGGGTCGCGCCGCAGGTAGGCGGGGACGTCGAGCCAGTCGGCCCAGCGTGTGTGTGTGGCGAGAACCGCGTCGGCGGTTTGGGCGACGTCGGCGCGGGCTTGGGCGGCCAGGTCGTGCTGGGCGGCGCGCAGCGTGTGTTGCAGGTCCATGCTCCCCTCAGTGTGCGCCCGTGGGCGCGTTGTGCCGGCTTATGCCGGGGCAGGCCAGTGCGGTCTTGAACCGCCGCGGTCGTGAGCCGCTGGCCTGTGAGTTAGGCGCGGCGTTGCTCGCGCTGTACCGCGCGGTACTCTGCGCGGATGAGGTCCACGAGCGGCCAACGGGCGGTGTCGCCGTTGACCAGGGTGTTGCCCATGTGCGACAAACCGTCGCAGACCTGCACGAGGTCGCCGCGGATGTACTCGCGGACGTAGCCGCCACCCGCCGGGCAGTAAAACTCGCGGATGCGCCAGGTCGTCTCGATGGTGACGCGGTTGGGCGCCTGTGCTGTGATTTTTGTACGCATGTTGCCTCTCTGCGGTTGCCGTGCCGCTTGTGTGTGGCGGGGTTGCCACGGTGGCGCATGTCGCGCCAGTGCCGCCCGACAACCGCAGCTGCCGGGCGATCTGGCGATACAGGCTAGGTGTCCGATTTGGCCAACCGAAGCTTGGCTTGCGCCACAAATTTACCATGGCGAGCGATTGCCACCGATGCCTTGCGCGGGCTGGCCCCGCCGTCACAGTAGCCGCATTCGTCGCAGGTAATCGCGTCACCGCGCACCCATTGCGGGCAGGCAATTTCGCCGTGCTCGTTCTTGCCACGCCACGGTGCGGCATCGGCGGGAAGATGCCGGAAACTGCGGCCGCCAAGCGCGCGAATTTCTGCCACGTCCGCCAGTGTGTCTGCGGAACCCATCAGGCTACTGAGAAGATCGGGACGCGTCCGCCAGCCGTGGGTGTACCCGAGCGGTTGATCTGCCCCAGCTGCGGCCAGTGCCGCGGAAACCGACTGGTAAGCCGCCGCGGGGATAGCCGATGGGTCGCCAATGGCGGTCCAACGCGGGCGACGTCCGCCCACGGCACGCTTGAGATGTGACGTTGTCGCGCGGATCTTGCCGACCACCATGCCCGCCCGCCCCTCCCAGGCGTAGCACACCTCGCCAACGTTGCGCGCCGCTTTGAGCGCGGCCGGCGCGATGTTCGCGGGCAATAAAACGCAGTCGCCGCACACTTCACGCGCCCCACCGCTGGCCGGCACGATCCAGATTTGCGCCATGTCGCCGATCTTGCGATTCTTCGACTTAGAGTCTTGAAGCCAGACGATCGCCCGATCGTCGCGGTACAATTCCAACATGTGACCACCTTACAACGGCTCCCGCCGTGTGTGTGTAGTATACCCAATTTCGCGTGTGTGTGCAACTTGTGTGTGCGGTAGAGGCTGAGATAACGGGGCCATGCGCCGGCAGGCATGGGTGGCGGTGGCGGTGGCCAAAAACGACAACGGCCGCCCCCGCAAAGGGACGGCCGTCGCCGGTTGTCGCGCCGCAGGCTAGTCGCAGAGACCGACCAGCGCCCGCACCGTATCATCGGCCCACCGGGCATGTACGATGTAGCCGCGCCCGACCATTTCACGCGCCGACCGGGTCAGCAGCGCCAAGACGTCGGCGGAACCCATGCCATCCTGAGCGAAGATCATCGGCTCCCCGATGTGGACAGGGAAGGTCAAACCACCCGCGGCGAGATCGCGGAGAATCTCCCGCTCACGCCGAGCTGAAACAGGCTCCGCCAGCACGTTGCCGCAGCGATCTTCCCAAACGCGCATCAGCATGTCGCACCCCACAGCACCACCGGCCGCGCCGGCAGCAGGAAAAGGCGAGCCCGACCGTCAGGCCCGCGCAGGGTCGCTTGGCCATCGCGCGCACAGATGCGCAGCGCCCGCCGCTTGGCCGTTGCTGCCGAACGACAGACCAGCACCGTCCGACCAGTCGCGGAGGTCACCGACCAGTAGCCCTCGAACCAAGAATCGCTACTCGACATGAGCGCCCCCCATCTCGATGAGGTAGCGGGCGAGCAGCAGCCGCAGGGCCAGCCGGGGCTTGTCCGCGCCCTTGGCCTGACCGACCAGCGCCGCCGCATCTGCGGCCAACCCACAAAGCGCCGAGATGTCGCGGCGCGACTCCGCCCGCTCAAAATCCGCATCCCACCGTTCGTACCACGAATTCGCCATGACACCGACTCCCGCGGCATCTCGCCGCACTGGCAGCACTACGCTACCGCCGCTGCCCGCCAGCCCGGAGACTGACAGGCAGGGACAGCAGACTAGCGATAGAGGAGGGAGTAGAGCCGCCCGATCTCGCGAGACGCCCGATCCTCGACGGCGGTCCAGTAGTGGTACGATGACCACCGGGGAGGGGACCGCATCCCCGCCGCAGCCGCACGCCGCCCCGCAGCATCGCGCCGCCGCTCTAGGGCATCGATGCGCGCAGAGATCCGCAGATGATTAGTATTCATGACGCCCTCCAGTACCGCGCGAATGTGCCCGACGGCAAGCCCGACTCCGCCCGCGCTTGGCAGTACGCCATCCCGCGCTGGCGCATGTCGCCGACCAACGCCCGCCGCTCGCATGGAGTCACGGCCGGCCCAACCAGTGGTAGGCGCTGTGCCGCCGCCGCCCCAGACTCTGCCGCCGCCCAGGTCGCCCGCACTTGAGCGATGACGCCCCACTGCGCGGGAGTCAGCCGCCCAAGCGTCACCGTCCACTGGACAGGGGTCACCCCTTGCGCCGTGGCATGCCACCGACGATCCGCGACGTCCGACTCGCTGGCGTAAGACAGCACCTCGACCACGATCGGCACCGCATCGACGTCAGAGACAGTAGGCCGAGCACGGAGAACCGACCAGTCGGTTGTGGGCAGGACGCCTGCCCGAAGATCGGCGCTAGTCATGGCGCACCCCCCAGAAGGATGCGGACTGCGCATCGAGAGGAGCACCCGCGAGCATCGCCGCCGCCGCATCGTCAGCAAAGACAGCCCGACCAATCCACAGTTTGCGCCGCAGAGGCGAAAGGCACCTCGCCGCCCGACGCCGAGCGACGCCAGCCAACGCAACCACCGCGCCGGGGAGATGAACCGCCACCGCACCAGTGAGCGCACGATCAAAATCGACCAAAGAAATATCTGACATCTCGCACCACCTACCACCAGCGACTACCGCCGGATACCCCCAGCATGGCACACCTCGCGCCCGCCGTCAACAAAAAGCGCGCACCGTGGGGCGGGAATAACGAGATGCGAGCATTCGCTCAGGTATGCGCGCAAGGGCACTTGCCGCCAGTCGATTGTGCGCGTATCGTGGACAATGCCCAGCCGATTGGGCGGGAAAGGGAAACAATGGCGAGGGCGAGCGCTGCCGCAAGGTTGGCCGACGTTGACGGCATGCTACGTAGAGGCACGCAGGAAAGGGAGAACCCCAGCTCGAAGCCTGTTGCCGAGAGGAAGCCTGTTTTTGACTTGGACGCGCTGAACCGTGGCGCGCAGGCTGGCGACGGCCTCAACTCGCTAGTGCGGGCTGGCCAAACGACCGACGAGCACGCCCGCGAAGTGGTGAGGTGGTGGCACAACCGCGGAGCTGGGGTGTCGCAAATCTGTCGGATCACGACGTTGAGCGCACCCGAAGTGCAACGCCACCTAACGGCACTCGCCCGCGAACTCGGCCCGCTCGAACCCGAGACACGCGACGAACTGTCGACGCGACTGCAAACGCAACTCGACCAGCAGCGCTGCCAACTGCAAGACCTCGCCGAGCACGCCGACAAGCCAGCCGACCGCATCGCCGCCCACCGCGCGCTACTTTTGCTAGCACGCACCCACGCAGACATTGCCGGCCTACACCGCACCCAAGACACCGAGCTCGCCCGCAGCATCGAAGCCCTACTCGCCCACGACGGCACCACACGCGTCGCTATCGCCATCGAGCACGCCCAAGCCGACGACAAGCGCCACGCCGACGAAGGCGCACGCCTGCACCGCTCGCAAGCCGCCGCCGAGCGCAAGCACTACCGCCCCGCTACGAATCCGAGCATCGACGCCCCCGCAGACGACGCCGATCTGTAGCATCGCGACACGCGAAGGCCACCGACCAGCAGGCTAGCCCGCGGCACACGCCCGCCCCACTGGCCAGCGCACCCGCCAATCGCACGCACCCCGCCAAAAAAATTTTCTCGCTCGCTTCGCTCGCTCGGGTTGCAGTTACGCACTGCAACCCTGCATACGCTGGACTATGAATTAGCGGCTGAAGTAGTCGGGAAAACACCGCCTTTCTGCTCGCTTCGCTCGCAGTTGGTAGTACGGGAGGCGGCCCGAATAGATGGTTGCGGTGTCACGATGATAGCCCTCTCGCCACTTGTACCAAAAAAGCGTTTCAAAACGGGTAGTCTGAATAGTTTGCCTCCAAAATGACGGGTTATGATCAAACCCTTCATTTTTTTCCTGTTGCAGTTCGCACACTTTGACAGGTTTGACGGGTTTGAATAGTTTTTGGGTAAGGAACCCGTTCCGTGTGCGCGCCCGCCTGCCTCAGCAGAAACTCCTATCAAAAACCCTTCAAACCCTTCAAACCCTTCAGCAGGAACACGGCTGTTCCCGCACCCTCGGCCTGCAACCGGGGGCAATCACTGGTTAGTTTTGCGCTGAAGGGTTGCGCGGGGGTGCTGACGGGTTTTGGGAAACCCTTCACAACCTGTCAGCGGGCTGGCGGGCAGGCCAGAGTTGTCAGCCGCGGGTCGGGTTGCTACTCTTAGGGCATGGACGCTTTCAAGTCGGTTCCGCCGTGGGAGATAGTGGACAACCAGATATTCGGGTTTCGCTCGGATTTGGGGTTGTGGTTCAAGGGGTTGTTGGACGCGAGCACGGATGACACGTTGCCGTTTGCGCAGCACTGCTTGGGCATGGACGCAGACGTGAGGTCGAAGGTGGGGCCGCTGGTTGAGTTCTTGGGCCGGGTTGGGGATCATCGGTTGGCGAAGGAGCATCGGCGGTCGGCGGAGCTTTTGCGGGAGTTTCTGGCCAGTCCGCCACTTCCGGCTGAGGTTGCCGAGGAGGTGGAGCCGCTTGTTCCGCCGGTGACGCTTCACAACTGGCAACGCACACTGGTCAGGCTCAAGAAGGGGTTGCGGGAGGCGGCGGCGCAGGGCATGGAGCGGCGGGCGAGGAAGCACAAGAACCGCAGTCAGTTGCAGATCACGGTGCCGAAGAGTGAACCGGAGCAGGTGGCGTAGTGGTCTCCAACTTCGAGGGCCAATGGGTCAGCAACCAGCGGCACGACGAGGTCATCAAGGAGCTCGAGCGGAGCAAGTCCGACTTCTTCTACTTCTGCTCGATGTACCTGCGCATCATCAACCGCGACTTTCGGCCTAAGAATGTCGGTGAGTTCGAGGAGTTGACGATCTCCCAAGACGAGGTCCCGCTGCTGGCCAAGAAGCCCGAAGCGTGGATCACGCTCAAGCCAAACGCAGCGCAGAAAGCGGTCATCAAGTCCATCGAGTGCAACCCGGTCACCTACGTCCTCAAGCACCGGCGCGGCGGCATCTCAACCATTTGGAAGGCTTGGGTATTCTGGCGCGTTCTGTTCGAGCCAGGCGCTGCCGGCGCGACGATTTGCCACCTCGAAGAGTCCAGTCGCGAGATGTTCTCCGAGGTTCGCCGGTGGTACGAGGAGTTGCCGCCGTACTTCAAGGCGGGGCCGCTCAAGTTGCGCACCGACCGCGCCAACGTCATGGAGTTCGAGCATGGCGGCCAGTACCGCGTAGGCACGCCAGACACGTTCCGCGGCGGCAAGACGCTAACCTACCGCCACTACTCCGAGTTCAGCGCCTACGAGCGCCCCGAAGAGGCCATTTCGGCGGTCGAAGGCGGCTCATCGACCTTTGGCGTGGCGCTCTACGAAACGACTGCCCGCGGGTTGGGCTACGCCCACGACTGTTGGCGGACCCCCAACGGCTGGTCGAAGCTCTTCTTCCCGTGGACCCAAGACCGCAAGTACCGGCGCGACCGCTGGCCTGCTGCCGTCCCCAAAACGCTGCGCGAGGACACCGACTTCCGCAAGTACTGCGACACCCACAACCTCGACGACGGGCAAATCAACTGGCTGGGCGGCAAACTTCACGCATTCGGCACCAACTGGGCGCAATTCAACCAAGAGTACCCGGCGACCGCCGAGTTGGCCTTCATCGCCAGCAAGGGGCGCGTCTTCACGGTCGGGTTCCCCGATGCCAAAATCACCCGCGGGCGTATGCAGTACCTGCAACCCGACGACTACCGCGCCTACACACTGGGCGCCGACCCAGCTGCCGGCGGCGCAGAGGGCGACTTCTCGGCCTACGTCGTCCTAGACGTCACCTTCCCCGACAAGCCGATGATTGCCGCCACCTACTACGGCAAGCCGACCGTTCCCGAGTTCGCAGAACTGGTGCTGGCCGAGGCCAAACGCTACAGCGCGCTCATCGTCCCCGACCGCAAGGGCATCGGCCTCGACCTCGTCAACCGCCTGCTTGACCACGGCTACCCCTCAATCTGGCGGGACGTCCTGCGCGACCGCGTTGGCGACCAAGCCACCGACCGCATCGGCTACGACATCAACGTGCGCACCCGCTCAATCTTGACCAACAAGCTGATCGAGTTCATCAACGGCGGCAAAATCGAAATCGTCGACGAGCGGCTACAGTACGAAATCAACGACTTTCACTACAACGACGACCGCCGCCCCGAGCATCTCCCCGGTTGCCACGACGACATACTGTTCGCACTGGCGATGGCGATGGTTGGCAGCAGCCAGAAGCACGCCCGCGAGCGCACCCACTTCCGCGCGCGGCCCGTCACGTTTGACCAAGTGCGCATCTTTCGCAAGGTCACTGGCAGGCTCGAGAGTGAATGCCAGTTCGACGACGACGACGGGCTACTGGACCGCGCCGACCACGGCATCGCCAGCGTCTGGGACGAACTGGACGGCTACGGCGCAAGCCGCGTTTTGGGCGCTCTCAACGCCGCTTGACAACTCGCCAACTTGGCGGCACCCTAAGCGGCAACGACTCGCCCACGCACGGGCGCTGGTGGCGCTATGACCGACCAAGTTGCCCAGTCTGCCGCACCGGCCTCGCCAGCCGCTTCGCCGGACACCTCAGCGCCCGCGACCACGACGGAAAGTCCGTCGCCCGCACCAAGCGTTGAGAGCAAGCCTGTGGACCGCGCACCCGATGGCAAATTTGCCAAGCGGGGCAACGCGCCGATTTGGAAGACCAAGCCAGACCCGTTTGCCAGTGAGCGCGCCGAGGCAGCACCCGCCGCCCCGCCGGTCCCCGAGCAGACGACGTCGGCCCCTGTTCCCGCTGCCCCCAAGCCGCCCAAGACCGACAACTTCGTGCCGCAACCGCGGTTCGACCAAGTCATCGCAGAGCGGACCAAGTACCAGCGCGAACTGCAAGCCGCCCAGCAAGAGCTCGCCGCCTTACGCGCCGAAGCCCAACGCTACCGCGCCGCGCCTCCGCCGCAACAGCAGCAGGAGACGCTACCGCGCGACATCGCGGACTACTTTGGCATTCCAGCCGACCAAGCCCCGCCACCGCAAGTCCAGCAACTGTTCCAGCAAGTGACCCAGCAACAGCAGGTACTGCAACAAATGCAGCACCAGCAGGCCGTCGACCAGGCCCGCGTCCAACTGAACCACGAGGCGGGCCAAGCCTACTCCTCACTGGTCAGTCAGGGCGTCCCGGCTGAAATCGCCAAGGCCGCCGTGGCAAACGCCATGCCGTTGGTGTCGCAGAATGACCAGTTGCAAGTGATCGACGCAGCCGCGATGTGGCTCGAGCGCAACCGCCAAGTTCTGGCGTTCCCGCAGCAAGCCGCACCCGCGCCGCGCCAAGCGCCACAGGCGCCACCGCTCCCCACTTCCGCTCCTGCGGGGTCGCCAAACGCGCCAGTTCGGCCAGCGTACAACGCGCCCTACAACGAGCGGATCAAGCACCTGACCGCACTTCTTGGCCGCTAACCCGGCAGAGGACAACCAACTATGGCTACGACCGTCACCAGCAACGCGCTACTGAAAGAGTGGGTGGAAGAAACCATCTACGAGACCATCAACTACGAGGCGTTCTTCGCGGACTTCGCGGACACCGTCCCGTACGAGTGGGAAGGCGACCACATCCGCATCGTGGTCCACACCGGGCAGAACAACTCGTTCACCCGCATCGCCGAGTTCGGCGCCACCCCGGCTCCCGGCAACCAGTCGTACCTCAACCTGCTGGTCACCACCAGCGAGTCTGCGGCAACGATGTCGGTGTCGACCCGCGCAGTCGCCGCCTCCTCGGACGCCCCGAGCAAGGGCGCGCTGGCCAAAATCCTCGACCGCGAGAAGACTGGCCTGACCAAGGACGTCGTCCTCGGCTTGGACCTCGACCGCATCTTCGGCTTCCGCGTCAAGGGCCTGCTCAACGAGCAAAAGGCCAACGCTGCATCTGGCGGTGGCGCGACCGTCGCCGTCCCCGCCGCCGGCATCACCGCGTGGCAGTACAGCGGCGACTTCCGGCCGTTCCTCAACTGCGTGCAAGCCAACACCAACACCTGGGTGCGCGTGCGTATGTTCCAGCAGGACACCTACGCCGAGGTCCCGTTCACGGGCGCAGGTGCCGCCACGTCGGCCTTGTTCGTGTCGGCCATCGACCAGACGTTGCAGAGCGTCACCCTGTCGGTGGTCTCCAGCGGTGGCGCCTCGGGCATCACCACCGTTGGCGTGGCTGCGGGCTTTGCCGTTGCCTTGGCCCTGCACGACGTGCAGTTCCTCGACAGCCTCGGCGCCGCGTTCGGCATTCAAGTGCCGTTCGCGCTCGAGCCCCGCGGTGTGTTCAGCAACCTGTGCGACCCGATCCACTTCACCGCCGACCGCACCACGGCGACTGGCACCGGCACCGGCTTGCAGTCGACCCTGATGACGCAAGCCACGGTGGCGCCACAGGGTCGCGGGACCTTCACCCCGGCCCGCGTCCAAGCGGTCCTCGACCAGATCTTGAGCAAGACCGGGTCGGAGAAGGACATGCCCGACGTCGTCGTGTTCAACCCCTTGCAGCGCAGCGTCTACACTGCGGTGCTGGTTGCCAACACGCAGTACCAGGCCAAGGGCGGCGGCGAGAAGACCGACATGGGCCCCAAGTTCGAGGACGTTTCGTTCCTCGGCTACAAGCCCAAGGTCAGCCACCACTGGCCGCGCGGTTGCGTGGCCTTCCTCAAGAAGGCGACGTGGATGCAGCCCGAGTTCAAGAAGCCCGGCTTCATGGACATGGACGGCAGCTGGCTCGCGCGCGTTCCCGGTCAGGCCGGCTACTCTGCCGTCTACCAGACCTTCGACAACTTCGTCTGTGCGGAGCCGCGTGCCAACGCTGTCCTCACCGGCATCACCGTGTAAGGAGGCCCCGTGGCTGTCAACCTCGTCAAGAACAACCTCGACGGTTCCCCCGCCGTAGCCTCCCCGCCGTCAGCGACGGACTGGGTAGCGCCGGGTGTTGCCATCGCAGGCTCCAAGAACCTGCAAGGTGCCGCGGTCATCGCGGTTCCGCTGGCCATCGTGGCGACCAAGTTGTTGGTGCCATTCTCGCTGGCCTTCAAGGCGCGCATCATCGGGACGACCATGTCGTACTCGTCAGGCGGTCACGCCAACGACACGTTCACGCTGACCAATGCGGCAGCGGCGACGGTGTCGCAGTGCCTCGGCAGTGCGACGGCTGGCAAGCAGCAGTACAGCGTCACCGGCTTGGGCAGCGCCCAGGTGGTCGCCGCTGGCGAAGCCCTGCTGGTGACGGTCGTCGACGGCGGTAACAACCCCGCTGGCGTCTTCATCGTCCACTGCATCCCGGAGCCGTAAGCATGTTGCAAGAACTCGAAGTCGGCTATGGTGTCGAAGCTCCAGACGGTCGCTACACGCGGGGACAAGTCCACGCGATTGGCGGCAAGTACGGGGCGATGATGCAATTCCTGCCCAACACCGACCCGCGGTTCAAGGCCGTGTTGGTCAAGGATGGAATGGTCTACGCCATTGACTTCGACGACGGCAGCGTGCCTGCTCCGGCACCCCAACCAGCGGTCGCCGCTCCTGCCGTGACCATCGCCCCTGTTGCGACCACGGAAGAGGCGGAGAACGCTGAGAAGCCAAAGCCGAAGGTCTTCTTCGGCAAGCGGGGTTAGCATGACTGCGGGCGAGGCAAAGGCAATCGTCGTTGCCTCGCTCGCGGTCGTGCGGTTCGGCGTCCAACTGGCGTCCTCTACGCTGCTTGGCGTCGCAAACGCCCTGCGCATGGCGGAACTTGAACTGATCGGCGCCAAGGTTGCCACAGTAGCTTCCGCCGACGACGTCGCTCGCCAATGGGCAGAGCAGCGCATGGCGGAAGCCCCCACTGGCGGGATCGACGACTACGGCCCGATGGACGGCCCACCACACTGAACGAGGCGCGCATGATCCGTTTGGGTGGCCCACAGTACGTTGCACCGGGGCAAGAAGTCCCAGGCGCTGACCTCGCCTACCGTCCGAGCCCGCGAGCGCAAGCCGCTCAAACGTTGGGCGCCCCCGGCATTACGCCCGAAGGCATCTTCGAGGGTGCCGCGCAAGGCGCTGGCGTCGGCACCAGCATCGCGCCCGGTTGGGGAACGCTGATTGGCGCAGGCGCCGGCGCAATTGGCGGCGCGCTCAAGGGCGGGTTTGCCCCCGACAGTGCAGGCGCCCAAGTTGGCGATGCGCTGGAAGGTCAAGGTCCAGTCGGCCAGATTGCGACACCACTGCTCAAGAAGCGGTTAGGGTAAGGGGGCGCGATGGCGCTCTTGCGTCGACCACAGGACAACAACGGCAAGACCGACATCATGCGGGCTATCGACGATGCGCGCATGGACCGCCTGCGCTACGTCACCGCGTGGGACCTGTGCAACCAGTTCCTTCGCGGCAACCAGAACATCTTGTGGGATACCTCGTCGGGGCGCCTGCTGCCGATGCAGCGCAAGTCCAACAAGAACCTGTCGATTTGCAACCAGTTCGTCCAAATCCACCGCACTTGGTGCAGCCTGTTGGCCACCGCCTTCCCGCGGTTGACGGTAATCCCGAGTGCGCCGTCCAGTCTCAAGATCGCCAAGTCCGAAGCGTCGGAGATGCGGGTCAAGTACCTGTGGCACGACAGCGGCGTGCGCAAGCAACTGCACGAAGGCAACGCTTGGCTGTCGGTCGCCGGCAACACGGCGCTGCAAGTCGTCTTCGACCCGGCCAAAAAGCGAGTATTCCTTCGCATTCGCAGTCCCTACGACGTCGTGTTCGAGAAGGGCGCGCTGACCTACGAGCAGTCGAGTTGGGTTGCTGTCCGCGACATCTACACTCGCGACGCGCTCAAGGCCGCATACCCAGACAAGAAAAAGCTGATCGAAGAAAAGCCCTTCATGCCGAGCGGCACCCAAGACGCGCCGGAGACGCAGATCTCGCGGCCCACCCAGTTGGAACACCGGCTCGAAACGTGGACGGTCTACCGCCGCACCGGCGAGATGTGCATCTACTTGGGCAACGAGACACTGTGGGAGGGCGAGTACCCAAAGGGTGCGTTCCCGCTTATCCCCTACCGCTGCTTGAACATTCCCAACCAGTTGTACGGCATGCCGATGCTGCTGCCGTTGGTCGACCTGCAAATCCAGTACAACAAGTACCGCAACATGGCGCTCGACGTCGCCGACCAAGTCAGCAACCCGGTCTGGCTGATCCCGACCACCGCCGAGGTTCCCCTTTCCAGCATCACCAACGAACCGGGCAAGCCGATGGTCTACCAGCCCACTGGCGGGAAGCCGGAGCGGTTGGCGGCCAGTGCGGTTCCGCCGCACTTGTTCGAGATCCAGACGCGGGTGTCGGGCGAGATGATGGACGGCGCGGGCATTCACGCTTCGACGTTCGGCAAGCGCAACCCCGGCGTCACCAGCGGCACCGCCATTGAGAACTTGGCGCAGGCCGACCGCGGCCAGATGCAGATGACGGCGGACAACATCGAGTACGCGGTTGCCGAGGCGATGCGGGTGGCGCTGGTCTTCTCGCAGACGTACCTGACCGAAGACAAGTTCGTCCAAATGATGGACCCGGCGATTGGCGAAGTGGTGTTCCGCGAGCTCAAGGCGACCGACTTGGTCGAGGAGCCAGAGATCCACATCGTCCCCGGCACGCTGTTCACCGCCACCGGCGACGACCGCGAGCAGAAGTTGCAGTGGTTGGTGCAGAACAAAATCATCGACCCGGCCGAGTACAAGAAATTGACCGCCGAGCCGATGGACAACAAAGAGGCGATGGATAAGCTCAAGAGCCGGTCGCACGCCAACCAGTTGCTGGCGGCGCTGCGCGAGGGTATGGACATCGAAATCTGGCCGTTCGACGACTTGGCCATGATCCGCGAAGTGTTCGAGGAGTTCGTCCACAGCGACGAGTTCTACGCGCCGCAGTTCAAGTTGTTGCAGATGCAGCAGGCGGGCATGATGGGCGCCGACCAGGGGCTTGCCCACGAGGCCGCCATCGCGGACAAGATCGTCCACGTTTTGGTGTCGGTGTCGGTGCCGCCGGCCACGCCGCCTGAGCAAATCGACGCGCTGGCCCAGCAGAAAATCTACCCCAAGACGCCAGTCCCGCCGTTGGGTGGTCCGCCCCAACAGGGGCAAGGTACGCCTGGGCCGACGCCCAACGACCAGTTGACCCCCGAGCACCAAGCGGTACGCGGTGAAGTGGCGCAGAACAGCATGGGTCGCAGCGCGGCAGGCCAAGGGACGGTGGGCTAATGTTCGTCACCGAAGTCGCCGCCATGTTCCGCGCCTACGCCGACGAGCAGGACAAGACGTTCCTGACCGACGCGCAGGTGTCGCAGTATTGCCGCTTGGGCTACGACGACTTCTACCGCATCGTGCAGAAGACGTCGCCCGAATCGATCTTGGTCAACGTCAACATCGCCTTCCCGACGCCGCGCCTGTTCTACGACTTGGCCGACCCGGCCAACACGGTGCGGTTGCTAGGCGCCTCGCTGACCCACAAGCGGCTGCTGCGCCTCTACCGCATCGGGTTGGTTGACCCGACCACTGGCCTGATCCTGATGTTGCTCGAAGCGGCCAACTCCGCTGAGGAACTGCAAGCCGCCAAGGGCCCCGCCGCCAACGTCGGCTTCTTCCCATTCAAGTATTTCTTCAGTGGCACGATCTTGAACTTCGCAGCGATGATCCAGCAGACGGTACAGGTCAGTTACATCCCGTTCCCAAGCAAGACGCCGGAGTTCGCGCAAGGTATCGACTGGAGCAAGATCGCGCCCGCTGACACCGAGCGCATCGACGACTTCCAAGACTTCCACGAACTGATCGCCTTGTTCGCGATGCAGCGGTACGCGATCCGCGACGGCGCCGACAACCAGCAGTTGCAGCGGCAGTTGTCGTCCATGCGCAACGACTTCGTGTCGTACCTGACCAGCGGTCGCAACCTCGACGCGCTTCACGTTTCGCAAAGCTGGTAGCCGATGGCGACTGCCAACCCAGAACAGGACGTGCTCCCGCGCGGCATCTCTGTCGACGCGCAGACGTTGGGTCCGTGGCTCGCCAACGTTTACGAGCGCAAACAGGCGCTTGAGGTTCGCCCCGGCTTCGGCCAACAGTGGCAGGCCGATAGCACGTTGACCTTGCGCGACCCCGGCTTGACTGGCGGGGTGCGCGGCGCGGTGGTCTTTGGCTACACCAAGGTCTTGGGCTCCAAGGTCTTGCGCACCTCGTTTGGGCACACGCAAATCTGCACCACGCTCGCCGCCATCGGTTACACGGGCGACGGTTGGAACGGCGCGTTGGCGACGCGAGACCAAGTCATCTCGTCTGGCCAAGCGCAGACCTTCGTGGTGCTGTCGGTTCACGACCTGACCGCCAACGAGACCCAAGAGTTCGTGCTGCACCGGCACACCGCCGAGAACAGCGAACAGGCCAGCAGCCCGCAGGACTGGCGGGGCCTCTGGTCGTCGTACAACAACAAGGACTACGGCGCGGTCTACAAGGGCGCGTCCGTCCGCACTTGGTTCTGCGAGTACCGCGACATCTTGCTGTTCGGCGCGCCAGAGATCGGCACTTGGGCCTACCGCCCGGTCGACCTGTCTGGCCTGCGCCGGCAGTGGGTCGAGACCCATAAGGACGAACAGAACGTCACCGGCTACAGCGAAAGTTGCGCGGTCTGGCCAGTGGTGGCGAGTGACGGAGCCTTCTCGGAGAAGTACCCGTACCTGCCGCCGACCGCTTGGCCAGTGGTGGTCGACGCCACCGTCATCGGCAACCGCGTGGTCTACGCCAGCACGACCGACTTGTACTTCTCGGACCCCGGCAACCCGAGTGCCATCATGGCGCAGAACATCGTGCCGTCGTCGAGCGACAGGCCGATTACAGCGGTGGCGGCGGTACTTGGCCAACTGGTCTACTGGACAGCCAGCGAGACCTTTACCTTCCAGCCCGACGACAAGGCGATTGTGTCAGGCGGCCGGCGCATCAAGGTGTCCGAGGCCATCGGTTGCTTGGGCGCCCAGGCCAAGGTTCGCGCCGACGCGATGCTGACTTGGGTCGACGACAACGGTGTCTGGCAGACCAAGGGCGACTTCAACATCGTCGAGTTGTCGGTTGGCATCGAACAGTTATTCGTCGACCAGTTGCAGAACCCGCTGTCGTACTGGTTCCAGACCCAGTTGGGCGGCTACTCGCCGTCGAACTCGCCGCACGTCCCCAACGTCATCGACTGGCGGGACACGGCCGACGTCAACTTGGCCTACGACCAAATCCACGACTTGCTGTTCGTCTGCGTCCCTGCCTACAACGTGTCGCTGGTTCACCAAGATGGCGGTTGGAAGATTTGGAGTTGGGACACGCTGGTGACCGCGACCGCTCGCGAGACCACGCTGACCCGCAACGTGTCGGTGCAGTCGTTGAACGCCTTTGACGGCGAGGTCTACCTGACCCACGGCATTGACGTCCTGACGCCAACCGATGCCGCCCGGTCTGGCGGCGGCGCGGCCCTGAGCGAGAACCAACCCTACGGCAGTTACGCGCTGTTGACTTGGCGGCGCGGTGGCGCGCTTGACCGTTCGGTCGAAGCCACCGAGGACGGTCGGCTTGGCGGCGGGTGGTACACGGCCGACAGTTACGTCACCACCAACGACGGCGCCGTCTACTTGGGCGAACCAGTGGCGGTGCCCGCAGGCTACATCCTCCCGCACGGCACCATGCCTGCTGGCGGGTTGCTCTACCCGGTCATGTTGCGGTGTTGCTCCAATGCCACGGTTGCGCCGCCCGACACCGTGCGCATCGTCTTCAACTTCGACAACACCAACTGGGCGCCAGCGACCTTTGGCGGTGGCGCGACGCAGATCGACGTCCTGTTCCCAGCTCCGCGCCAAGCATCGCGCATCGGTTGGGGCTACACCGCACCTGTCGCCGCCATTCGCGAAATCCAGCTGTACGGCAACCAGATACGCGCTTTCTTCTTTGGAGCAGACGGTGCCATCCCAGTTGGCACTTGGTCGACGCAGCCGCAGTTGAACATCACCCCGTTTGCCGACAGCGTCTTGTTCTGGGTGCCGTTCAAGCCCACGACTGCCAGCACGACGATGTCGCTGGGGGTGCAGTTCCCAGTTGCGCCGTCGCAGACCATTTCACCTGCCGCCGCCAAGACGTTGACCGCGTTCTGGTACGAGCAACCGTGGCAACTACCGTTGCAGACCAGCGACGCTGTCGTCCAAGCGGTGGACTGGGCGGTGAAGACGGCGCAGTTGGGGCTCGAGCACGCAACCCAGACGCGAGCTCGCGGCCTGTTCGTTCGCGCTCAGTCGCGCGGCGCGGCCTCGACGCCCATCGCAACGTGGCTCTACGCGCAACTCAACGCTTGGGCGGTGTCGGACTGGAAGGACTGGTCGGCGCAAATCGTCGACTTCCCGGTCAACGAACCGAGCGAGGAGAACAGCGACCAAGCCCGCCTCCCTGGCCTGCGGGCCCGCATGTACGATGCGATTGGCGACGTAATGGCCGCCCGCACGTTTGGCAACAAGGCGACTTGGGGCGATGCTGGCACTGCGGCGACCGGCAACTTCTTGGTGGACGATCCGCAAGTCGATACGCTCGCCGTGTCGTCTGGCGTCAAGGGCGAGCACGTTTCGTGGCTCCTGTTTGGCAACATGCTGAACAGGGCAGAGGCGTTGGCGATCTCTAGCGTCAAGGCCGTCTTGCAGGCGCGTGGTCAGCGTCGCCGCACCGGGAGGCAGTAATGCCCGCACCCGAGCAAGTCCGCATTGGCGGCAGCAAAGTCGACCAAGTCAACATGCAGGCGCGCGGCCAACAGGTCGACGTCCTTGCGGTGCTGGCGTCTACGCTCGCAGACGGCAAAGACCCGATGCTCGAGAGCGACGTCGCCAACAACGCCATCTTGGCGCTGGCCGCCGACCAAGGGCAGTTCGACGCCGCCAAGTCTGGCACACGGGTCAGCGGCACGCCGGGGTCGGTGATCCGCCACCTGACGGTTCGCACAGCCGACTTCGCCTCGTTTGACGGTGTGCGCTTCTTGGGTTCAGACAGCACGACGCTGGTCGACATCACCGCCGCGACTTCGACCGCCGTGTTCACCAACTGCCGGTTCAGCAAGCCAGCGGGGGTAGGCGGGGTCTACGTCGCTCTTGTGGCAGGGGCCCGCGCTCACTTCGTCGGGTGCATCTTCGACGGCGCGCAGACGTTGGGCAACACCATCAACAACGCGGGTGCCGCCGCCAACGTGTTCGTGATAGGCTGTAGCCGCAAGACGGGCACCGCCAACGTCAACGTCACCGTCATCTCAGAGACCGTGTAAATGGGCAGCATCCGCGAAATCACCCGCGAGCAGTTCGCTGACGGCACGACCATCGACGCCGGCACGCGCATCGAGCGCGCCTTGGCCGACCTCGTCCAACGGTTCAACGCGCTGCTGCCCCGCGACCGCAAGCGTCGGTGGTTCCCCGCAACCTACACTGGCGGGTACATGCCGACCATTCGCGCGGGCGCCCAAGGCAACGCGCCGTGGCTGTCGGCGGCAAACGTCGCTGGCTTGACCGTGGTCAACGTGCCGTTCGGCGGCATTCAGAACGAGTGGCGCAACAAGGGCATTCGCAACGTGCTGATCGACCCCGACAACGGCAACGGCGACCAGTTGGTTTGGACGACGGCGCTCTACTTCGGCAAGCCAGTCATCGTCACCGGGCTCTCGCTGTTCCTTGGGAGCGACGAAAGCTATTATTTCAACACGTTTAGGTATCAAGCGGGTGCGCCCGCGCCCAAAACCAGTCTGCCAGGCGACGACGTGGTCGTTGAACTCGCGGTCGACCACCCTTGGAACGGGCACGCCCCACTGGCAGGCGCCCAAGAGTTCTTGCGCACCCAGTTCAAGCTCAACGCCCACGCCTTTGCGCCTGTCGCCCCTGCGGCCTTTGCAGACGGCACGCCGGGGTTCGCCATCAACGCTGCCTACGCGGCGGCCAAGAAGTACCCCAACGGGGTCATGCTCTGGCAACCCGACTTGAACATCGCGCTGCCCGACAAAAGCACGGCGCGGCTGTCGTTCACTATCCCAGAGTACTCCAACCCGGCTTGGGCCAACTGGTCGGGCTCGCCGTGGCAGGCCCAGTACTACAGTTGGGCGCTTCACGTCTTGGAGGCGGCTGAGTAATGGCGAAGGTCACACGCAACACGCTGGCCAAGGGCATCAAGTTGCTGCGGCAGATGGTGTACCAACCGCTGACCGACGTCGCGGCGTTGCTGTCGGCGCCGAGCATTCAAGCCGCCAACCTGCAACAGGCCAAGGGCTCCTTCCGCATCGTGTTCAACTGGCCGGTGGTCGACTGGCGCATGTTCCGTGAAGTGTCGGCCTCGACCAACGCCTCGTTCTTTGGCACGCTTGGCGTTCCATTCATGGTGCCGCCGCTGCAAGAGTTCTGGGACGCCAACGGCAAGACGTCGCCAACAACGCCGCGGGTGACACTGACCGAGGTTGCCATTTCGTTTGACCAGCGCGCTGAGGCAGCTGGGGTGCGCGGTGACGCGGGTGCCGACTACGGCAAGTCCGACGCGAGCATCATCGGCCAGTACACACTCGAGGTGCGGTTGCTCGAGAAGTTGCCGACCAAGTACGGTGGCGTGGTGGGCACGGCAGACCGCGAGGTCTACAGCACGACCATTGACTCGTCAGCGTTTTCGTCGCGCACTGGTCGCCTCAACCCGTTTGCGCTGTCCGACCTCAAGGTCGACTTCAACCCGTTTCGCGTGTACCTGTTGCAAATCCTCGCCAAGGACATGAGCAGCAATCACAACGCGATGCTGCCGTCGCTGACTGTGGCGCTGCGGTTCACGCACCCCATCGTCAAGCGCGACCAGAACCCAGGCGGCGGCGTGCTGGTGCAGAACATGCCGTTGCATGCGGGCGCGAAGACCCCGCCAGTGGTGGCTATCACTACGCCGGCAGCAGGGGCGCTGATTGCCGCCACCGCGGGGTCAGGCGTTGCCAACCAGTTCAACGTGGTCGATGCGGTGTTGCGGGCCAAACTCGAGGGCGGGTACACCAAGGACAGCAACGTGCCGGTGACGGAAACGGTGCTCGACGATTCGACCTACGAGGTCATCGCGGTGCCGTGCTTTGCGTCGATGGGCAGCGAGTTGGCCATGACGGCGGCCAATGCGGCCGAGATACCCTACGGCGGAGCGGCACCGTTCGCGGGCCCTGCGTGCTACCGGCACATCGTGCCGATCCAGTACCCGTTCGTCGTCCACCACGTCATGGCCACTTGCAACTACGGAAAGCCCCCGGTTGCTGGCGGCACTGGCTTGGCCCGGTTGCCGTCGTCGCCCACCATCGCCTACGACGTCGGCGTGCTGATTGGCCGGGGCTTGCGAGGCGACAAGACGTCCTACCAGCAGGTTGCGCGGTTGGCGTTCCAACCCGGTGACGCGACGGGCATCGTGGACAAGGTCAAGTCTACACTCAAGAACACCCTGACTGGCGGGGCCTTCGACTACGAGGTTCGCGCGGTGCCGTTGGTTCAACCGGGTGCTGCCAACGGGCAGGGCTTCAACGCGCAGGGTGCGCCGTTCTTCGTGGGGTGGTCGACGACCAACACGCAAGGGCGCAGCAACTGTGGCGACCTGGGCGGCGCGTCAGGCGCACCGTTGACTGAGGGTGGCGAGCAGTGGATCGAAGTGCGGTGGAGCATCGGTGACGCAGTCGGGTTGGCGGCCAACACGGCGGCTCCTCCCGGCGCGGCGGCAAGCCCCGACGAGACCTACACTGGCATGGGTGGCCACTGGGTGTTCATCATCGGCAAGAAAACTGCGGCTATGGCGCAAGGCGACATTCGGCAGTAAGATAGCGGAGGAGGGTGAAATGGCGTTTGCTGCGTACAACAAAGAAACCAAGCAGTGGGAGCAGACCGACGTCGACCCAGAGGCGACGCCTGCCGCGACCGCTGCCGCCAATGACTACAAATCACAGCAGGGCGTCCGCGCTCAAGCAGCTGGTCTCTGGGACGCGAAAACTGCGCTGGCCGGCAAACAATTGGGCGATTGGACTTCGCAGCGAGGCCAAGGTCAGCAGGCACTCCAAGCGGCAGGCCAGCAGGGCTTGACCGACATCGCCCAGCAAGGTGCCGAGAGCCGCGCCAACGCCGCCGCTGCGGGTGGTGGCAGCACCGCCAGCGTCTACGGCGGTCTGTTGGCGGCAGGCAAGCAAATCGGCCAAGACCAAGCGACGTATCGGGCCAAGGCTGCGCAAGACCTCGCCGGGTACGCCACCGACACACTGGCAGGCACCCAAGAGCGGCAAGCCAACGTGCAGGACACGGGCTTGCAGGCGTTGCAGGCCAAGGCCGCGATGGGCACTGAAACCGAGAACAGCCAGAAGCGGTTGGCGGATTTGCAGTCGCAAGTCGCCAAGGAAGAAGACAACGTGCGCAAGAACGGCGCGACGACTGGTGAACAGGCCGCGTACGCCCACCAGTTGTACTTGAAGGCGCAGTCGGAACCTGACCAGATGGTTAGGCAGTGGTTGCTCGATGAAGCCGACCGCGTCGCGTCCGGGTATGTCGACGTCTAGGAGTTCGCATGGGCCGCATCTTGCTTCCAATCGACCCGGCCGGCATGGGCTACCAGCGGCAGAACCACGACTACGTTTCGACGTACCAGTCGCCGTGGGCGCAGGTTGGCCCACACGTTCTGGTCAACACGGCGATCCCGCTGGCGGGGCAGGCGCTCAACGCTGGCATCACCAGCGCGGCCAATGCCTACAACAAGAGCGAGTTTGAGGCCAACCAGCGGGGCATCAACGACGCGGCCGACCGTGCGCCGGCAGACCTTGCAGCGATGCGAGGTGGCCAACCGGGTGGGCGCCAAGACGCTGCACCGATGGAGCGTAGCCCGCGGGCTGCTGCGGCGTCGGCGTTCGGTGGGGAGCCGTCGCCAGTTGCTGGCTACGGCGGCATCGAGCGCGGCGAGTACGCGCAGTCGCCGCACATGCAAGAGCGCCAGATGCAACCCTCCGCGCCGCCTGACCCATCGGACTACGAGGCGTGGGACGCATACCAGCGGGCGAACGGTCGGCCAGACTGGAACGGGGCTTCACGGTTGGCTACCCAACCGCCCACGCCTCGGGTGCCAGTGGTCGCACCGGGCTATGGCGCGATGGGTTCTGGTCCGAGTGCGCCAGAGGCAGGCAACTACTTTGGGGTGCAACCGCGGGAGGCTCAACCTGGCGATTTGCCAGCAGAGCGTCCGGGCGGCATGGATTCGTTGTGGCCAGAAGGTGCGCCTGCGGTCAATGACGTCACGATGAACCACGGTGTCATCGACCCTGAGACGGGCGAGCCGATGCAACTTGCCGCAGGTGGCCCATTTGGCGCACTGTTGAAGCGTGGGCGAACTGTCATGAAGGCGGTTCAGCGTGGCGCGCGAGCGCAGGCAGCACACGAAGCTGCGAGCGCAGCTCCTGCCGCTGTTCGGCAGAATGCGGTCAAGACTGCGATGGACCAAGCGGGTCACGAATTGCAGCGTGAGTACGTTCCCACACCTCGGGCACCAACAACGAAGCCACCATCGCTCCCCAACACCGGGGTGGCCCCGCAACCGTCGCCACAACTAGATGCTGCATACACTGCGCGCCGCGCTGCTGCTGAGGAGATGTCGCGGGCGAGCGCCCAGAACCCGCTCAATGCTGGCGCTGGTGACATTGACGTCAACGGGTTGGTGCCTGGAACTAAACCGACCCCACAAGGCCGGTCTGTCCCTGCTCCGCAACTGCTTGGCCCCAAGAACTTTGAGCCAGATCTGCGTTCCGGCGTCGAAGTGCCTCGCGGGAGTGCGCTACCAACTGGCGCCGCTGGTCACGCCCAAGACATTTCGGACTGGGCAACCGCGGTTCGTCAAGGAGAAGCCACTCTTGGCGGACAAGCCCAGATGCTGGCAAAGAAGGCGCAACTCGCCGCCGCAGTTCGCGAAGAATGGGACGCGCTGACCTCGCGCCGCCTGCTTGGAAACCCAACGGAGGCGAGCGCAGCCAAGGCAGTCATGGCGGGTAACCCGTCGCCTGCACAGATGGCCGTCGTCGCAACGCGGTTAAAAACGCTTGGCCAGATCAAGAAATTGGGTGCCGCTGCCGCTGCCATTGTCGGCACCGGAGCAGCAGTCAGCGCGCTGTCTGCTGGTGACACCCCGGCGGGTGGTGCTGCTGGGCGCGGCGTTTCTGGCGAAGTCCCAAGTGGCACTCCAACGCTTGGCACGGCCGACCACCCGCCAGACATCGACTTTTCCGCCTTGGCGGCACGGGCAAAGGCGATGGCGGCCGAACCTGGCGATGCGTCGGCACCGACCGCTGCCGCAAGCTCCCACATCGGGAAACCAGCGACGCACGCTACTGCCCGCGCGGAGTCTGCAAGCGAGTGGGTCGACCGCAATACGCCAGACGTCGCCGCGCCGCCTCCCAACGAGGTTCGCACCGTCGCGGCTCCCGGCACGCCAGAGGCAGAACAGGCCAGTGGCATGCCGCACGCTCAACCGCGGCAGTTGCTCGATCCACGCAAACTGCATTCGTACCAGCAGATTATGAATGCCGCTGCGCTGGCGCAGACGCCAGAGGAGAAGGCGCAAGTGCTCGCGGCAGCCGAACGCAGTGGATTACAGGATGCGCCGGCCGAATCGTGGCTCGACGTCATCAACCCACAGGAGCGAACCAACCGCGGCTTCGAGACTGTTCGCAGCCACATGCGGGCTAAAGCGGCAGACCCACTGGCTGAAATCCGGGCGCAGAACTACGCCAGCGAGATTGCCCATCGCGAGGAACTTAACCGGGCGTCTCGCGAAGGGTCGGCTGCTCGCGTCGCTGGGGGTGCCATCAAGCAGGCGCAGGCGCAGTATGAGCCCGCCAAGCAAGAGGCCACGGTCGGCATGGAACAGGCGCGGCGTACGAAGTTGGAGATCGACAATGAGACGGAGCGGGCGCTTCGGTCGGCTGGGTTGCAGGAAGGTCAAGCCAAGGCGCTGATTGCAGCGCAGGACGCCCGCGACCGTGGCGACATGAATAGCGCCAAGATGCTGATGGAGCGGTCACTTGCTGGTAAGTCGATCCAAGAGGCGAAGCAAATCATCGAACTGATGCCGGGCCGCAAAGACCTGCTGCGGGCGCAGACTGGCTATTATGATCGGTGGGAGCCGTCGTCTGTCAACATTGGCGCGCGCGAAAAGGTGGAGAACCGCAAATCGTCCGAGGCCGCGTTCCGCAAGGCGTGGGACCAGAACCAGTTGGTGCAGGGTGCGCTCGCCGCTGTCAAGGACATGAAGCCAATCGACGCCATCGCGTGGTTCAGCGAAGACCCGGTGAAGCGCGGCGGTGCGCTCAAGGCGCTTGGACTCAAGGACGTTGCTGACCAAGCGACGGTCGACGCCTTCAAGCGCAAGGCGCCGGGAGTGGCGGCATCGTTGGAACGGGAGCGCGCCATCATCGAATCGGCTGGCGGCAGCGTCGACGACAAGGGCGTGATCCACTGGCCCACGGAGTAGCCGATGGCTGAACCTGTTGGGCTTGGCGATAGACTGCTCCGCGGTGGCACCCGGTTGCTCACAGGGCTCCCGTCCGCGCCGCTCGCGTTGGGCGCTGCGGCTGGCCGCGTCGCCGCCTCGGAGTTGCCCGATTCGGTCCAGCAGTGGTTGCAGTCGCAAACAGGCTTGCCCGCACAGAGCAAGGGTCTCCTGACCACGGCGGCGCGTCAGTATTTCGATGATGCGCGCGACCCGGCCAAAGACAACGTCCCGTTTCTGGAGTCTGCGCAGGCCAACCTACAGGGGCTATCCGCGGGCCTGTGGTCTGCTGGCGAGTTCACACTCGGCATGCATGATTACCCAGGCGACGATCAACCGATCGACTGGTCCCCATCGGGCATTCAGCGCGAGGTTGAAAACTGGGGGAAGGGGCGCATTGCCGCCGCGACGCCGTTGGCCTCGTCTGCTGTTGGCGTTCCGCTCGCGTTGACAGCATCGTTGAGCCAAGACGCCCAGCGTGCGGCCGGCGCGCACTCGCTAGGCGAAGCGTGGCAAGAGGGCACCCGCACAGTTCGCGCCAAACCGGCAGACGTCGCAGCCACGTTCAGCCCACTGGCTGGCAAGGCAGCGCGCAGCATGACAGGCGCGCTTGCAGGCGGCGACCGTGCGGTGCTGGTCAACAGCGAACCGTTGACGCGCCCCGTTGGCGAAGGCACCCCGACCCGCGGGTTGGCGGGTTGGTCGCGGGCCACTGGCTTGCCGGCTGAACCAGTGGAGGCTGCGCTGGCGCCCGAAGTGTTGCCGGTGGCGCGGCAGATGGTTCGCGACGGTTTGATCACTGGCGCCGAGGCAGCGGCGACGCTTGAGAAGATGTTCCCGTGGAAGTCACAGATGCAGGACGCGGCGGTCAAACTCGCCAAGCCAGCGTTTGAGGTTGGCCAGCGAGTGGCTGGCAACGCGGCGCAAGGGGCGTTGGTGCTGGGCGAACCGTTTGGCGTCGGGGTCGGCGCAGCGGTCGGCGCGCTGGCACCCGAAGCTGTGCGCGCCTTCATGCGCTACCTTGGCCCTGAGAAGACGGCGACAGTGATCCGCAACATTGGCGGTCGCGGCAGTCGTTACCAGCAAGGCACGCCAGAGGAGACTGCGTTTGCCCGCGAAGTGGTGGAGAACACGCACGCCCGCGGTGAGGGTATCGGCAACCTGGGCGCGGCCATCGGTGGCGAACTTCTACGGGAACAGCCCGCGCGGTCGACGACCCCTACTGGCCAGATCCCACTCCCGCCAGTGGAGACTGCCCAGCGCGAAGTGGTTGTCACGCCAGAGGGGGTGCCGGAGATCCGCCGTGACGCCTTCCGGGTACGGCAGGCCGCGGCAGATGCAGCTGAGTTGCCACAACGGCGCGCGGAAATAGAAGCGGCGCCAGAACTGGCGAAGCGGTTGGACATGAGCGACCCGGCCGCCGTCCCGGCGATGGACGCTTTGACCAACATGGAGGCGGACGCCAAGGTGCGCCGCGGCCAGATTGGCAACTCGCAGGCGGCGTTCGACCGGCAGCAAAAGCTCACGAAACGCAACCTGCGTCGGCCCATCGCCAACGAAACGACGTCCCCCTCGTACAACGCGGCGGCAGACGAAATGGCGGCACTGGCTGGTGACGTTCACTCCGATGTGCCGGCGCACTGGTGGCGCCGCGCGCCGCTTGAGCCGTTGCTTGACCCGCAGTCGCCTACCATGTTCCGCAGCGCCCGTGTGCGTGGTGCGCTAATCGCCAAGATCACTGAGAAAATGCCCAAAGACCAAGCGGCGAAGTTGGCGCCCTTGCTCGATGCGGAAATGGTCAAGATGAGCGGGGAGTCAATCGGGCCCCGACCGCAGAGCGCGGCGTACAAATTGCCCGACGGTCGCATCGTCGACTTGAATGTCGAACTCGGGCGCCTGCCGCGCGAGTTTGCTAACCCTGAGCAACCAGGCATGTTGACCCGCGCCTACCACAGCGTGTTCCACAAGCCGATGCCACCCGCACCATCGGTCTACCAGCACATGCAGGCGGAAGCAGTCGGCCAGAACTACCGCGCCTACGGGTTGAAGTATGGCGAGGCCAAGACCGCCCAACTTATCGAAGCCGAGGCCAACCGTACCGGCGGTGGTCTAGACAAAGCCGTCGGTGACACACTGGCTAAAGGCATCGCCCGTGAACACTTGGCGGGCAACATGCGCCCGCAAGCGCTGTACGCCGACCCGCGCATCGCCGCCGATGCGATCACCGCTGACCCCGCGGGGCACGGGTTGACGCCCGACCAGGCCGAAGCGTTGGCCAAGGACTTGAAGACCAACTACGTCCCGACGCCGCAAGTGACCTCTGCGTTTCTTGCTCGCGCCGCCGAAGAGAAGCACATCACCAGTGGGGCTCCGCCGTTCATGCGCGCCGGGTTGGCATCGGCACTTGAGGAGCACTTGTCGGTCAACTACATGAACGACTTCCTGAGCGCGCAGGAATCGGCCATGACCCGCGCCGGTCGGTTCGCCAAGCAGAACCTGACCGCGCTGTCGATTGGCGCCAAGGTAGCCAACGACACCGCCAACGCGACGTTGCAGTACCTGAGCCGCGGGTTGCGGCCCGACATCTACGCCAAGGACGTGCTTGCGACCGCCGACCGTTGGAAGGCCATTTCGCAGGGAGCGCCCGCGTCGCCCTACGAGTTGCAGCGGCAGCGGTCGATCCTCAAGACGGGCAAACTTGAGACTGACATGCTGTCGGTGGAGGCCAAGCGGCAGATGCACTTGGGCCCCGGCTCGGGTGGTCTGCTCAAGAAGGGCGTGCAGTTGATGCGCCAAGCGTACTCGGCCAGCGACTTGTACCCCAAGTTGGAAGAGACGATCCACAACTACGACCGCATGTTTCAAGAACTGGGGCAACTGCAAGACGGCAAGAAGTACACCACACTGGTCGGGCCCAACGTCGTTGCGACGTTCGAGCGCAAGAATGGCGTCTTGGAGCTCAACGGCAAGCCGCTGACGCCAGAGGCGGCCAGCGACGTCGTCGCGCGGGCGGCTATCCAGCCAGCGTTGGAGAAGTTGGTCGACCACGGCGATGTCAACCGTATGGTGTCGGCGATGCGCCGCGGTGGTTTGGGCGGCATCATCGGCGTGATTGCGCCGTTCTTGACCTGGCGCTGGGCGGTGACTGACATTCCCGGTCTCAAGAAGGGCATCCTCGGCGCGGCGTTTGACGGCGGACCGTCGATTTGGACCGACGACCCAGTGCTGGCTCGCAAGCAGTGGACGGACGCCGTGAAACTGACCACCCGCCGCGGGGCCCTGACTGGCATGGCCTACGGCGCACTGGCCGACCACACCGATGACGAGTTGCGGCGCACTTTCGGGCGGGCCATGACGCCAGTGGTGCGGGCACTTGAGGGTGACCCATTGGAAGAAACAGTCTACGACCTGTCGCGGTCGGACTGGATGGCACCGAGCATCGCGCTGTTCCGGCTGGGCTCGACGGCGGCGTGGCAGCTGCGCTTCGGCCTGACCAACTGGGAAAAGCAGGCGTTCCCCGAGCTCAAAATGGGCGACGTTGGAGACCCCGCGAAGGGCGACCCAAAAGTGCTGCGGGCGTGGACCCACATCAACACTGGCAAGTCGAGCGTGCAAGACGCCCTTGAACTGGTCGGGTTTGGCGGCGGCTTGGCGGCACCAGTGCTGCGCGAATACTTCAAGCCGAGCGGTGAAGGCGACTGGAAGGCAGCGGCGTGGGGCATGAGCCGCGCCATTGTCGGCGGCACGCCAAGCGATGCGGTCAACATCGCGCTGGCGTCGGTGCTGCCCAAGGCGTCGAGCCGGCGCATTGAACGCATGGGCCAGTGGGGCGAGACAGGCGGCGAGATCCACAGCGACTACAAGATGGAGGACATGTTGGGCTTCGTGTTGCGTCGCACTCTTGGTGTCGGTATCCGTTCGACCAATTCGCTGTCCGAGGCCAATCACTTCATCGACCAGGCGCAGGTGCGCTTGGAGAAAGAACTGGTCGGCAACTTGGACAAGTGGGCGTCGATTGCGGCGGCTGACTACGCGAACCTGTCGCGCACTGAGCCAGTGGGGTCGCCGAAGTTGGCCGACGCCCGCGGGGAAATGGAACGCCTGATGGTGGCGTCACAGATCGCTAAGGCCCAAGTGAACTTGGCGGTCAACCACTATCGCGAGCGGTTGGCGCACTTCTTGAACGTACGCAAGTCTGCCATCACTGACCCGTCGGTTGACCCAGCCGAGGTCGAAAAGGCCAAGGCGGCTGGCGAGAAAGCGGCAGACGACTTGTTGCTTGACGGCAGCGAACCAACAACGGAAACTGCGCCTGCGGAGGGTACACCATGAGCCGACTGACCACCCCAAAAACCAGCGAGAGCCTCGTCCACGCCGCCACTGTCGCAGGGCGGCGGCTGATCGCAGGGGCCACCGGCGCCAACGGGGCACCCACACCTGGCCTGGGCACGCTCGGCGTCGAATGCGCCGGGTACAACGACTTGCTGTTGCAGGCCAAGATCAGCGTGGGCACCAGCGCCGAGGCCACCGTCTGGTGGTGGTACGACACGATGGGCGACTGGATGGCAGACACCGGGTTTGGCACCA